CCTATACGTCTCACTCGGTGTAGCGACTATATTTGGTGGTCTATTTTTTGCCTCCCAGCCCGATCGCAGTGACAATAAGGAGCAGAAGGCATCAGGTGGCTCCCGACGCACGCATCGTAAACATCATGCCCATCGCAATGGAACTCGCAGAGCATAAACATGTCCGATACTGTAATGAGTAAATGGACCATACACCAATCATTGTCACAGGTCCTCCTGGATGCGGTAAAAGTTACTGGATCCAGAAGTATGCACAAGAAATTCAAAAACAACTCTTTGTATGCCCATGTCGAAAAGATCGAACTCTCCGAGACGGTCGCCAAAAACTCCATATTTGGGCGCGCCGAACCGAACCTGCCATTTTATGGCTAGAAGGCGCTGACGATTTAACACCAGAAGCACAAGCATTTCTTCGTCGCATTCTTGAAACACATGCGTCAGAAGTTCTTTTTATTTTGGAATGCCGCGATGCAGGTCGTCTTCAAGAACCGATCCGTTCACGTTGTAAAATGAAGCGCATCCGTCTTCCATCCTGGATGGATCTTGATCAATATTTATCTACCATTCGTGGATTAAATCGTTCTGAAATCAAAGAATATTTAACAACAAATGAATTATCGTTTCGCCGTGCGAAACAATGTGCACAATTACAACTTCATTATCCTGAAACGTGGAATCATACTCTCGAACATCGCAGAAAAGAACGAGAAGAAATGAAACAACTATCTTCCGATAAACTGCCACAATATATTCAAGAAGGATATCACCCTGAATTGTTTATTCATTCGTTGCTATTGGATGATCGCGTACTGAAAGACTACGGTATTTGTACAGAATTAGCCGGTTCGTTATGGGCCTTTTTGGGAAGTACACTTGATAGACGTGCGTTCGATAGGGTCATGACAACACCACAGAAAGAAGAAGAATGAATCGTGATTCGGTCCTTTCCGTATATTCCGATGCTCGTACCGAATATACAAAACAACTTTGTGTCTTCTTAGTTCCGGCTTATTTTCAATTCTATGTTGAATTGCTGGAAAAAGCGAAACGTATCATGATTCAAGAGCCAAAGCGTGCCCTTTGGCAATTTCAAAATTACCTGAATGAGATTCATGACTGGAACATGGAGAAAGTGGTCACTGAAATTCATGTCATTCAGGCCAATTCTGGATGCGACTATTTGGAGGATCTTCTTACGGCGGTATTCATCGCGCATACAAAAGTATTAACCGCTATTCGTCTTTCGACAAACAATAAGAAGGTGGAAATCAATATTCCAAAAGTAGAGCATTTCCTATTTAAAGTATTATGTGAAACATCTAAATTGTTATGGAGCTCGACATATTTGTTTCGAGATGGTATTCCGGGTATGGAAAAACAACAGAATTATCGTAATATCGAGAATATGTTACACGAAGGAATTGTTCAAGCAGTACGAAGTCTTGTACCAGTTAAGTCTATTTTGAAGGATTTTGTCAACCATGATTCGGCATCAAAAGAGGACGAAGATAGTGATGAAGAAACAGAAAAGAAAGAGGAACTTACAGTTCCTCCCTCCGTTGATATGAATAATCAAGAGGGTTCTATTACAGAGGCTGTAGTCATACCTGATCCAGTGCCAGAGCCTTTGGCTTTACCTTTGGCTAAACCAGATCCAGCCATTCTTCAAGAACCGTCTACATCGGTTATTATGTTAGATGATAAACCTACAGTTCGTTTTGGACAATTTAATGCTATGTTTGATTCCGAACATCCGACAGATTCTGATCTGATCTTGGAATCAAACGAGAAGGAAGAAAGTGTTACCAGTTTGGATCATGATTCCGGGCCGATTCTACAAATCCTAGAAGAAGAAGGAACATCGATGGAAAATGATTTAGAGATTGAATCATTAGACGATTTTAATGCACCATCTGAATCAATTGGATTAGGCGAATACGAGGAACTGTAAGTGCGAATACGAAGTGCGAATACGAAGTGCGAATACGAAGTGCGGACAGGACACGTGTGTTTTTCTCACACGAACTGGAAATGATACCCGTATGGTTCCCCTGGATGCTTGTGGGAGGAATCCTGTTTATTGTCATGAGCTTTGTCGGTGCGAGATATAAGGATAAGGAATATAGAAATATACAATTCATTCAAGATTTCATTAGCGGTTCGATCTTAATTGCGTTTACAGGTATACTTGTTCCGGATCTGTTTCCTGTCATGGAATTGCCTACGAGTCTTCCATCTATGCCTTCATTTAGTAATGTAAGTATGGGAGATGATATGGAGTTACAAGTTGGTCCGCCACGTTTAATTGGTCGACAAGTCTAACATAATTTTATAGCAATACGGTAGACATGCCGACTACTATTTACGATGCTTCACAAATTACCCAGCGACGCATGAACAAGGCTCAATCCGGCGATTTCATTAATCGCATCCAGAATTATGCCAACCCCAACACAGGCTATGCTTCTCGTCTTGGTGTATTTGATCAGTCCATTATTAACACTGTGAAAGATGGCAACATGAAATACTATCGCAAACAAGATGGTGGTGCGACAACCGTGATCAATGGTTGCCCGTGTGCTCCTCTTACAGGAGATTGCCAAACCAATTAAGTGTGTTACTTATTTTATTATTTATCATATGATGTTTTCATTATATGATAAATGGATATCGATATTTACTTTTCATTTCGACGTTTCATCAACTCTTTTGAATATGGATACCATCGATAGGATGGTGCAAATTCAGAATTAAGAGAAATGTACATCTTCCCATCATTCCCTTTCATCTTTTTATTAGGGCATTCTTGTGCCGGATAGGGAGGGGAGGAACGATTTGTATATTTTTTAGTGGTCTGTCGTACACATCGATATACTTTCTTGGAAGTACGTCGTCGCATTCTATTCAGCAATCAAAAAATTATACACCAAGTGAGTACACCTTTTCGTCCGATGGCACTTTATTCTTCCAGACAAATTGTTGGAAGACCGGTCGATGAAGTTGATCTTTTGGAACGGCACTATGAACATCTTGTGCGATCCGAATATACAAATCAAACCCTTCGTATTTCTCTTCACCCTCTTCAGTTTCATATACGGTTTGACCCGCGTCGTTGATTGTCCAGCTCCAAAGAAGGTTGTAAAGAGGAGATTTCGTCTCATACACTTTCCAGGAACCCTCTTCGCTCATGATCGGAATTCCTTTTCCTTTCTTCTTTTGCGGAGGCTCGTCGAAGAGACCATCGATCAGACTGACCGCTAGGCGACAGAGATCAAATGATGGATTGGGAGATACTTTAGGTTTGGAATGATCAAAGAATGGTCCAAAGTTGTATTGATCTCCGGCATCTTGATCGGGCCAATGATCATCCGATACCCAGAGATGGCGGCCCAGACGGAAGATCGATCTTCCGAAATCAATGATCGTAAAGATCTTTCCAAATGTCGGAACTCTCCAGACGGTTCCATCGCGCTTTCGATAATACAGAAACTTCTTGTCCGTCTTTCTCCAAAGAATATTATTGGAATGAAGATCGTTATGTGTAAAACAGATCGCACTCTGTAAAAAGGTGAGTGCTGAAACGACTTGGAACATCCATGCAATCCAACGTGCCTCCCAGCCCTGCGATTCGCGCTCAAATCCATCGATCTCATCAACATCCAGAAGTGAATCCATCACACCCTCTTGTGCTTCTTGTGCGATCATAATAATTGGCATGTTGGGAAGTTCTAGACAGATATCGAATTCTATTTCCGGTTCCGAGTCTGATCCATATTCCGATCCGCTTTCCGATCTAGAATCCGATCCAGAATCGGAACGAGAGCGAGAGGAGTCGGATCGTTTACAGGATTGTCGTCGCGTGATTGATTGATTGATCTCCATCATATTGGAAGAATTGTCCGCGTGCTCCTCAATCGTATCAAATGTAACAGATTGAACCGATTCAGCATCACTGTCTGTATCATCTGTTAGATCAAGAGGCTCCAATTCCACATCCGATTCATCGCCATCTACAAACGGACAAGTGGTAATCTCTCGATAGAATTCATCATAATTGGGAATAGCTGTCTTATTTTCATGAAGCACAGTTAAGCGTGCACTATGGGATTCCATGCCCTTCCAAAACCAACGACATTGACGATAGGTATCATATTCATTCGTAATCGTATATTGATAGTTCTTACTAATTCCAGTAAATGAACCGTACGACAAAATACAATGTGGTGTTAAATCCAATTCTCGAAATCGACTTAGCACAAAGTTACACACGGCATCAACGTACGCCTGGTTGTTATGACTATGTAATTTAAGAAGTGTACTCTTCCATGTCTTCTCACTTTGAGGTAAAAGAGGATGCTCTGGGCAGATGTATTTCTCTTTAATGATGTCGATTGGATTCAATAAATGAACAGTTTTAACAAATACGTCGCACAATTCAGGACTTGGCGGATCTGCGTTCTCGTCAGTGGATACCGGTGTGCGCATCGCGCTCCAAAACTTTGGGCGTTCTTGCGAAACCCATTGATTGATTTGATACTTGGTAGGGAGTTCCATATTTTTATGAGAAAGTGCTGATTTAGGAATGGTGAATTGATCGAGCGCAGGAAAGTATCGTTGTAAATGGGCATAATTAGAAAAGGATTCACGTTCATTCTCTGTAAGGTCGCGTGTTCGACAGGGTTCTTGAAGAAGCGTCTTTCGTACCGCTTTCATCTCTTTGGTTGGAAGACTTGTGCGCGTGTTTCTGAAGCGCACAACAATTCAATGGGCTGTAGTAGAATTAGTATGGCAGCGCAAGGTGGTGGTCTAAATGTCAATCTCCGGAAGTTCGCTATGAAATCAATTCCACAAGATGCGGTTGCGGTGTTCATTGGTCGGCGTCGTACCGGTAAGTCCACCCTGGTTCGCGATTTATTGTTTCACCATCAAGATTTACCAATGGGCTGCGTCATTTCCGGAACAGAAGAGTCAAACGGTTTCTTTAAAAAAATCGTACCACCCATGTTCATTCATGGAGAGTACAATGCGGTTATTTTAGCCAATTTCGTAAAGCGCCAGAAACTTGTCATGCAGCGGATTCAGCAAGATTTAGAGAAAGGAATCAAATCGAATATTGATCCGAGAGCGTTCTTGATTCTGGATGACTGTATGTACGATGATTCATGGACTCATGATAAAAACATTCGATATTTATTTATGAACGGTCGTTGGCTCAAAGTATTTTTCATCATTACCATGCAGTTTCCGCTAGGTATTCAGCCAGCTCTTCGTACGAACGTCGATTATGTCTTTATTCTGAGAGAGCCATATATGAATAATCGTCAGCGTTTGTATCAGAATTACGGATCCGCTTTTCCATCATTTGAATTTTTCTGTCAAATGATGGACCAATGTACGCAAAATTATGAATGTTTGGTCATTAATAACAATACGCAAAGTAATAAATTGGAGGATACCATTGGTTGGTATAAGGCTGAAGTTCATGGTGAATTCAAGATGGGTGCGCCAGAATTGTGGCGACAATCGGAGATGATGGCACGTAACAGAGAAGACGACGATAACTCGCAATTTGATCCACGTGCCTCTCAGAGACTGAAAGGGCCCGCCATTAATGTACAAAAAAGATACTAAAGTAGAATGAACAAGAAAGTAATTCACGTGTTATCTATGATATTAATTGTAGGAGTAATATTCTTTGTATATTCATCATATACGGAGGGATTAGAAGAGGAAGACCAAGGCCCTGTACGATGTGGAGTTGATTTACCCTCCTGCTCGGGTGAACATGTACGGTGTATCAATGGATATTGTCGTTCGGATGTGGCGGCAACTCTGCCACCCTTTTCCGATCTGCGTATGACACCGCCGACCTCTTATTGACCATAATAAAACCTCACCAATTGCTAGAAAATGGCTCATCCGAAAGCAATGGGAATTGGCGCAATGCTTGTATTATTGGTTGTGGCAGTTGTTGTGCTGCCGATGATTGTGCGTTATATTGATCGCATGGAGCCTCATTTTGTGATTTCAGGATTTCAGGATTTAGCGAGTGCGCAAAATGATTCCTCCAGCGGACCCGTCCATGTCCCTGCGCAGGCGTCCAACTCAATGGCCAGCATGTATCACCCGGATCCAAACACAAATTATATGTGCGGATCACCGAACGGTAATGGACAATCCTGCCCAGAAGGTACGTTTTGCGATGGTCCATCTCAATCATGTGTCCCCACATTTATCGGCGGTGCTGTGCCCGATATTGGTTACTTCTCATAAAACCTTTTCATACACATATGCTTCTGATTCCGCACTCCATGTTTGTGATAGCTTAGTTTGTCCTATCAATCGAAGAGAGGGATGTTCTAATGGTTTCGAACAAACGATCAACGCACGTACTTGAAGTTCCCTTCCTAGTTTTTCCGATAATTGATCATTAATTTCGGAAGAAAAACATAAATTCGAAATATAAATCCAGGCCGCATCAGATAAAGAACGATCAAGTATTGAACCATGAATAAATTCTACACGAGAACGCACCGATTGCTCTTTTATGTTTCGATATGCGGTCATTGCCATATTATGACGTTCATTGACAAGCTCAACCCCCTTAGAAATAATGGACGGAACCAATGATGCCATCATAATCACTATTTTACCGATTCCTGAACCGAGATCATAAAAGACACGACGGGATACCGGATAGGTTGTGATAGGATGACGTTGGAAAATATGAGCCAATTGTTTGACTCCATCAAGAGTAACCTCTCCGTATGTCAAGGCAAATTTACTATCATATGCTGATGTGTCGTTCATATAGCCCGTCATACCTCCATAGATTCGCTTGATATGTTTATGGGTATATCCACTATTTCGACGTCGTGCGCGCCGTGTAGTGGAACGTTGACTCATTTTTATGATACCATATGAATTATTATTTGTTTCTATACACATCTCAAATTAATATCATATGAAATAATCATATGATATTATGTTGATAAGAATAAATTAATGCATTCCTTGTTTACGCACTGTCGGGCGTCACCACCGAATTCTCAGGAGTAGACGAAGCATCGGCCTCATCCGCCGCCACCTTCTCCATGGTGACAACCGGCTTCTCTAGCTTGCGCTGATGGGCCAAATCACCCTGAACACCAAACATGCTGTCGAATTGACCTGCTGAGGAACCGCCCGAAGTCGGCGCACCAACGACCTGCTTCGAACCCTTGGTGCGCTCCTCGAAGAACTGCTCACGAGAATCCTCATTCTCCTTGTATTTCTTCATGAGGTTGTTCAGCTGATCATTGTTGTACTCCTGATCCTTGACCTCATTCGGAGAGGGATCCCACGGAGTCCACTTACCCACCTCACCCAGAAAGATGTTATGATACTTGTCCTTGGACTGAAGCTTCTTGGCCTTGATCTCAGCCTCCTTTGGATTACCATACACGCCACGAACCTTGACACCGCGCATGGACGTACGGAACTCATTCAGAGCATAGAACTCTTCCTCTAGCTTTGTCTTGTGCGTGTACATAAAATCATCATATGCTTCCACAATCTTGGTCTTGTTCAGATCCGCCTTGTTCTTCTGAATAAATGGACCATACTGGCTCATCACATCATCCAGACGCAGACGATTCTTACGGCAAATCTCAGCTGATGCGATCTGATCGGCCTTCTCCAGTTCTCTAGAACGTTCGTCAAGCTGATCGTTGATGTTCTTTACAAGTTCAACGGTGTACTTCTCCAGGTTCTTAATCTTCCAATCCACCTCGTATGCATGAAGGAACTTCTGGAAGAAGAAGAGCTCCTTTTTATCGAGAACTTTCTCCGGGCTGATAAAACTGAGAAGGACGTAGCGCTGGCCTGGAATTTCGGTGTCCTCATCCAGAAAATCTTCGATTACGGCATTGTTGTCTGAGCTCATCTCTACAATCTTTCAGTCAGGGATGCTTTAAACTCAGATGGGGAATAATATACCGGCTCCGACGAGTTTTTTTCTTGCGTGTAAATATAGAATCATGGTTGGTTACGGATTTGCTGAAATTGTCAATCGCATCATTAAGTACCTGATCGAGGGTCTCGTTATTGCCGCCGCCGCCATCTTCATCCCGAAGCGCGCTCTGCCTCTCGATGAGGTCGCCACCCTCGCCGTCCTCGCCGCCGTCGTCTTTGCTGTCCTTGACGCTGTCTCGCCCTCCGTCGGTGTAACTGCCCGCCAAGGAGCCGGATTTGGACTTGGAGCCAACCTCGTTGGCTTTCCGGCACGTTTGTAAGTACCCATTTTGATTAAACCCGAATCCATTTCGTGTATTAAAATAAAATACGGTACGACCCCCACCCCATGTCACTTTCCCTAAAATCATTAAAATAACATATTTTCCAAATGACTGGATATTATGTTGTTGGATGAATAATTAACCCCGCATATTTTGTATAAACTCCCTAGCGCACAGTGTCACATCCTTCAGATCTCCCCTTTGAATAATTTGATGAATCTCAGAATGAAGTTTCGAATGATGGGTTCGAACGAGTGTCATCTGAAGATGTTTGCGACCGACCAGAATCGGAGTCGCGAGAAAGGTAGAGAGCTTCCCATAATGAATTTTGGAACGAGGACTATAATATTTGACTTGACCAATGTGACTAAATGTCTCATCGATCAGATCAATCCCTTTATCGGTAAGAGGGAATCCTGCGTAATGTTTATGGCTAATAGGAATATCCTTGTAGGCATAAAAGCACACATTGTGAAGTTTTGTGAGATGAATAGCGGAATAGTATTCAAAGCGGGAGGGAAGACACGACATGGATGCCATGCGTTGTTCGAGAAATTGGAGATGGAGTGAAAGTGACATTGTTGAATCAATATATATTCATCTTGAAATGGTCAATTTTGTAATTTCTCAAACATCGAGAACATTTTTAGACCTTCATGAAATAATTTGACATCTCCTAGAATTTTTCGAGCCAATGCTTTTGTATTTTTATTTCGATAGGAAGAGAACATCCATATTGTCGAATTGTATTTTTTCCAGTTCTGGTATTGACTGAAATCCGAGCAAATGTTCACATAAATACTGTACAACTCTTTTTTATAAGCCTTGTGAGTATCGTCCGCAGGAACAATACCAGGTTTATCGATAGGTACAAACGAGTCTTCAAAAATCAAACTCATCCATTTTAACATGCGTTCCATTTGTAATAAATCCAATTCACGCTCATCATCCGTTTCGGACCGAACCAGAGTAGGAGTCGGGGCGTTTCTTCCTGAAAAATAAGTTGTATATAATCCAGCAACACTGGATGCCATGATAGGGGCAATGTTATTGACCACGAGATGATATAAAAACTCTGAACCTACAGCTGCCATCTTTGTAGAGAGAGTTTATTTTTATTTAGATACATTTTGTACTTTTGTACCAATTAATTCCAGCCTACGTAGTCTTAATGAACCCCCATTTCATTTCGTCACATATCTTTTGCCACGTCTTATCCTGTAAATATAACTTATCACGGTTCTTCAACAGGGGAAAGCATGCCAAATACTCATCCATTTCCAGCAACTCGCAGAATTTATAAAGGACATATCCATATGATAAAAAGTTTCGACGACCCTTCGGACAATGCTTTTTGAAAGACGGCTGAATCTCGCGAAACATATGGCGCAACTTTTCTTCATCTTCGCGTGACATGAAGGGAGCATTTTGACCATTCAGACGATTAATGATATGCGGAATATGCTCATAATATTTCGAACATTTCATCTTACGAAGGATTTCACGCAACTTTGTGGGCTTCAATGAACCCATATTGGTAATGCGTTCTTTCTTCAATTGTAGTAAAATTTCATCATACACATCGGCTGGAATTTCAGTACTCTCCTTGGCCTGGAATTGTGCCAACCACTCATTAAAATGATTGATCTTCTTATAGGCATAATAACAAACTTCTCGTGGCGGATCCTTGTAAGACGGCTTATCACTATCTACCAAAATAAACTCTTGGTGACCGCATTTGGAGCATGTCAGATTTGCTTCGTTGAGACACATGATCATTTCATTTCCACAGCTTTCACAATTTGTCCACGGATCGTCATATTCCTCCATTGTATTTCTGCCCATCGATGGATCTTCAATTTGTAGATAATCATTCAGAAGTTGATTTCGTTGAAAGCTCTTCTTTTCTTTGGAGCCTTCCGTTTTCTGTTCATTTTCACTGGAAGACAGAGCAAATGCATTTGTGGACGAATGTTCATCCTCTGCAACTTCTTCTAAAATTGCCAAAATGGAACCTGGCTTTGCCTTATTGGAGACAAAGTTCGCCGTGCCCTGCTGGATTTGATCCTGAATATCATAATAATGATACAGAATATCACCCGTTCGAAGATAATAGTCCATCATTTCGGATCCGTCTTCGATAGAACGGATCTTCTTCTCCAACGCTTCAATTTCTCGCTCTATCCGCCAGATCTCCATATCAGAAGTTGTTTCACTCATTTTCTTTTTAAGAACATTTTGTTCTTGTCTATACATTCCAACTTTATCCTTTTCTTCCATCATACTTTGAATCTTTTGGTGGTGAATCGCATCGAGTGTGGTACGTGCCTCTGGGTTACTTCGTTTTGAACTCTTTACTTTAAAAAAGGCACTCTCACTCATGCTCCTGAAAGGTACTTATACGGTATGAGAGGTGTGGTTTTAAACCCTCCCTTCTATGTACTGCGTTTGATTCGTGTGAAAAAATCGTACGGGGAAGCATTTCAGGCGCCATAAAACAAATATTCGATTGTAATCTGATCTGTTGGTTCAACACGATGAGCACGAATTCGTTCCATTAATCGATCCATTCTTCGATTGAATTCGGTTTCTTCCAGATGGAGAATTCCTGCTCGAGTATATCGAAAAGGCGACGGATACACGGCTGATCCGTCCTTATATCGATCTGGATTAAATCGAAGAAATACGATTTTTCGAAATCCTACATCTTCGTACAATTCTACCATACGTTTCTCCTCACATGAATAATTTGTATGCTTATTTTCATCAATTTCGATCATCAGACAGTGCGAACCAAAATCAATGGCCACATCGGGTCGGCGACGTGAACACCCCCCTTCGACGATCTTGTCAAATCGCATCGTAAATTTCTCTTGGAAGTTCTCCTTCAGTTTATCAACCACATGATGCTCTTTTAACTTATATTTACTGGGAATGACTGCATCTGGATTCAGAACACAGTAGCAACGGAAACAGTAGGGGTTCCATTTGGATCCGATGATAGAAATCATATGACAATGCTGGCATCCGCTTGAGGGTGTACAGATGATACATACAGATGTTCTTTTATCATGTATACATGTTCGATTCCCATGACACTCTACGCATTGATTTCTGATTTTTGAATGTTCGCATATATTTTTGCCAGCACATTCTACACAAATATACTTATTATTACCATGAACACATATTTCGGCTCCATTACATGTTAGACAGCGAGTTTTTCGTAGTTGATGGATGCATATTGCGCTACCCTGACAGTCAATACAATATTCTTTTCGTTTTCCATGAACGCATACGTCATTACCAGTACAATCAACGCATCTGCTTTTTATTTTTTGATGGGGACAAATGCTCCCACCCTTACACAATACACATCTACTTCTGCGCTTATTATGGGGGCATATGGACACACCTCCGCAGTTCTTACAATTTTGTTTGATTCGACCGTGTTCACATATACCCTTTCCGCCACATGTTTTACACGAGTATTGTCGTGTTCCATGTTCACAAAGAGCGGACCCCTTACATTCTTTACATTGGAATGAATATTTATCATGCTCGCATTTCTTACGTTTATACTTCGGTTTTTCTTCTGTCATTTCTAACTATCATTTTACTGTTATCATCGATCAAATTTTACAATAACATTGTATTTTTACCAATATAAAAAGAAGTGTATCCTTTAATACGATTACCAATAAAAAAATAGAAAAATGTTCAGTTCAAAACGTCCCGGCATTTTTTGAAAAGATGTGTTTTCCCAAAATTATTTTGTATTGTCTAAGTATAAAACCCACAGATGACAGGAGGCGGATTAATGCAACTTGTAGCTTACGGCGCCCAGGACGTTTACCTGACCGGCAACCCCCAGATCACCTTTTTCAAGGTTGTGTACCGCCGCCACACCAACTTTGCCATGGAGTCCATCGAGAACCCGTTTAACGGCGCCCCGAACTTCGGCAAGAAGGTCACCTGCACCAT